TTGGCTTTGAGGACGACTTCCTAAAGGATTTGATGGCAGAAACAACCACCGGTGAAACCGATGCGGAGGCGGTACCTGATATCCCAGACGATCCCGTACGGAGCCTGGTGATGTATGGATACTCGGCAGGCATCGAGTCATGTGCGGTGATAGCTTATCCATAGACCATGTGGAAAAGCTGTGTGAATATCAGTTAGTAGATATGTGGCTCACTGATCCTCCGTACAACGTAGCGTATGTCGGCAAGACGAAGGACGCGCTAACGATTGAGAACGATCAAATGGGTGACTCTAACTTCAGGGAGTTCCTGCGTGATTCGTACTCGGCAGCAGATGCGGTGATGAAAGCAGGGGCTGTGTTTTATATATGGCATGCTGACTCCGAGGGTTATAACTTCCGAGGGGCTGCGCACGACGTTGGTTGGACGGTCAGGCAATGCTTGATCTGGAAGAAGCAAACAATGGTCATGGGCAGACAGGATTACCACTGGCTACATGAACCTTGTCTCTACGGATGGAAGGAAGGGGCCGCACACCTTTGGGCATCGGATAGAAAGCAAACAACCATCCTGGAATTTGACCGCCCGACTCGCTCTACAGAACATCCAACGATGAAACCTGTGGAGTTATTCGCTTATCAGATGTTAAATAATACGAAGGGCGACGACATCGTACTGGATAGCTTTGGCGGTTCAGGCACGACTATAATCGCAGCTGAGAAATATGGACGACGTGGTAGAGCGATGGAGTTAGATCCAAAGTATTGCGACGTGATCGTTCAGAGATGGCAAGAATTTACAGGGAAGGAGGCTCTGCTTGAGCAGGATGGCCGACCCTTCAGTGAGGTGAAGAATGTCAGACAAACCGGTGGGCAGACCACGGATTGAGATAAGCAATGATGAATGGCAGAAGATCATTGGCTTGATTCGTATTCAATGCACCGCAGAGGAAATCTGTGGAATCTATGGTTTCTCCGAGGACACTTTGTCCAGGCGAATCGCTGAGACGGATTGGCTCGAAGCATCTAGTTTTGCGGAGCTATATAAAAAGCATCAGCATGAGGGAAAGGCCTCTTTGAGACGTGCTCAGTGGAAGGCAGCTCAAGATGGCAACGCAACCATGCTCGTATGGCTTGGCAAAAACATGCTCAACCAAACCGATAAGCAGGATATCCAGTTATCAGGTGACGAGAACGCTCCGCTTGCTTTCAAGTGGCAGGATTGATGAAGGTCATCGAGATCAACTACAAGCCTCGTCCTGAGATGCGTCCTTACCACAGTCGAACCGAGCGCTTTGCGTGTATTGTCGCGCATCGTCGTTTCGGCAAGACCGTTGCTGCAATCAATGACCTGATTAGAACTGCCCTGACGCTGCAAAAGCCTCAAGTGCGGGTAGCGTACATTGCTCCGTACTACCGACAGGCCAAAGCTATCGTCTGGGACTATGCAAAGGAGTTCACCAAGAATGTCCCTGGTTGCCTCGTTAATGAGTCGGAGCTTAGGATTGATTTTCCTAATGGCGCTCGTCTGCGCTTATTCGGTGCAGATAACTATGATGCTATGCGTGGGCTTTACTTTGACAGCGTGGTTCTTGATGAACCGGCTGACTTCCCTCTTGGTGCTTGGCCTACGGTCATCAGACCAGCGCTTGCGGACAGGAAGGGCTCGGCCACGTTCATTGGTACGCCCAAGGGCAAAAACGAGTTCTGGGAGACTTACCACTTAGCGCAGCAAGACCCCGCCTGGTACTGCGCCATGCATAAGGCATCCGAAACTGATTACCTGGACGACGATGAGTTAGAAGAAGCCAGGAAGATCATGGGGGAGGATCGGTACGAGCAGGAGTTTGAATGCAGCTTTGAGGCAGCAATTGCGGGTGCGTACTACGGCACAGAGATGAAGGCTGCAACTACTGAGGAACGAATCACCTCGGTACGGTACGACAGAAGCATTGGCGTTATAACGTCATGGGACTTAGGTGTTGGCGATAGCACTGCGATTTGGTTCATGCAGCCAATGCCAAACGGTGACTTCCATGCGATTGATTACTACGAGTGCAGTGGCGTTGGTCTTGACCACTACGCTCATGTCTTGCAGGAGAAGGGGTACGCTTACGACTACCACATCCTCCCGCATGACGTTCAAGTGAAAGAGTTGGGTACTGGGAAGTCTCGCCTGGAGACCTTGGACAACCTGGGCGTTCGCCCTGTTGAGATTGCTCCGAAACTGATGGTGGACGACGGTATTCAACAGGTGCGGATGATGCTTGACCGTTGTTGGTTTGACGCTGAGAAGTGTGATCGAGGGATTGAAGCACTGCGTCAATACCAGCGCGACTTTGATGAGAAAGGCAAGACCTGGCGTGGTAGGCCAAAGCATGATTGGACGTCTCACGGCTCCGATGCGATGCGTTACTTTGCGGTTGGGTATAGAGTCATGTCCGAGTCTTGGGGGCAGCCTATTCGCAGAAACCTTTCTGGTGTAGTATAGAGTCCTGGAAAACTCTATCGGACGCAGGGCATGGCATCAATTTGGGACGATATCGTTGCAGCAGTCGCAAACAAGGAAGTTCCTTTAGAAAGCGCTGTTGATCAGATTGAGATGATGGGCTTCCCCCGTGGGACAGCAACCAAGATAGCAACTGGCGAACTACCGATGGACGCAGCGTCCCGTGAAGCTCGTCGTGTTGAGCAGAATTTCATTGATCCCGTTTACCACTCTGGAAACCTTGAGGGTGCTACTGAGGTTCGTCCTGGTAGTATTTTATGGGCATCTGACCAACCTCCTGTCGCTGCGAGTTATGCCACATTGCCTCACAATACTAGCGGTGGTCTCGGTAACGCAGGATATCGCCTATACGTTAATCCTGAGAATTACGCCTCATACAATGCCGAAGGTGCGATGTGGGAGAATCTAGAGATGCCTCTCAACGACATCGAGATGCCTGATGGTACGAAGGTTCCTATCACCCGTGTTAATCCAGATGACCCAACCTACACGTCAACAGACGATGCAGTGCAGTTTGTAACAGGTCAGCGTGGCAGGAATGATTCGGTTGATATGGACTATGCTTCAGGCGTGAAGATTAAAAACGTTGACGACTTTGGGCCAAACATTGACGCTGGAATGCAAGTTGGTGAGGACATGGGCCTAAGTGTTGATGAAGTCACAGACCTCACCGAAGGCTACGGCATGACCAACTACGGCATCGTCAGCCCTGAGTCTGTAAGGCTTGAGGGTGCAGCGTTTGACCCAGATAACGTCGGCATGCCATATCTCATGGGTGCGGTAGGGAATGAATCACCTGGCGTTCTGGATCGAGCAACAAGCCTGGGCGGAACGGCTGCTGACCTGGCGACGCAAACCTGGGACAACATGAGCCTTCTGGAAAAGGCTGCATTAGTTACCTCTCCGATCCCGTTTATAGGAGCAGGGACAGGTATCGCGGCTGACGTTATGAACATGGTCAATAATCCAGAGGAGCGGACGTTCCTGAATGCTGCCCTTCTAGCTTCCAACTTTATCCCAGGCAATAAGATAGCCGGGGCAGGAATGGCAATAGTTGATGCTGGCAAGAATGCTGCTCAACAAGCCATGAGAGTCGTTGGAAGAAGGGCGGACGATCTACCTGGCGTCGTTCAGTACGATAGTCTTTACCACGGTTCAACGAATGCAGACCTCAAAGGCTTGAGTGTAGACAAGAGTCAGCGCACCGAGTTTGGAGCATTGCCAGCAATTAGCGCCTCTGATGATCCACTGCTGTCAAAGGCATTCACTCGTGGTGAGCTTGGCGATCAACCTGTTGGCGCTGTCTACAAGGCACAAGGCCCGTTCAAGGTTTTAGATATCAGTACCCCAGAAGGCAGAAAGCAGTGGGACGATCTCGGTCAAGATCCGCAGAAGGCTTTGGACGCTGGCTTTGATGGTGTGCAATTCAATAATGTCGAGGAATACAGGATTGATGCGTTCTACAAGGACATTGATCCTTCAGCCGTGAGAGACGCAAAAGAAGTGCAGCTATTCAGAGATGTTAAAGACGTTGAGAGGGTAGGCAAGGTGGGTGTAGACGTTCCTGACCAGGCAAAGGTTATTGATGGCTTCACTGGCTTGAACGCAGATGAGAAGGCTGCTTTGAGACCACTGTTTACACAAAGGGCATCTCGCATCGCAGCGTTAGAGGCAAAGGATAGCGCAGCCAAGAGTCCTTATCAGATGAGGAACGAAAGGTACAAAGTAGGCGAGAACCTATCGGAAGAAGAAAGAGCAGAGTACAATTCACTTCTAGAGGGTCTTGTCAAGGCTCGGCTTGCTGGCAGAACAGGTGCTTCAGCTGACGATATTGCGAAGGAGCTTTTAGGCGAATAATGGCAATCACAAGTTATGCAACATTGCAGACGACGATAGCGGACTTCTTGAACCGCGATGATTTGACGTCTGTGATCCCGACGTTCATTCAGCTTGCTGAGGCTCAAATGAATCGACAAATCCGTCACTACGAGATGGAGTCTCGAGCTTCTGGTCAGCAGACAGGTGGCGATCAGTATATGCAAGTCCCATCTGACTGGCTTGAGACGATCCGTCTCATCCTTACTGGCAACGGGACTTCAGTTGTGCAGCTAATCAGCCTATCTGGAATGGCAGACAAGCGAGCGAAGGCTGAGGACTTATCTGGAACCCCATCGTTCTATTCACACGTTGACGGGCAGTTTGAGTTATACCCAACCCCTTCAGAGGACACGGATTTTGAATTGTTGTACTACCAGGAAATCCCTGCCCTGGCAGATGACAACACAAGCAACTGGTTGTTAGAGAAAGCGCCAGATGTTTATTTGTATGGCTCACTGCTTCACTCAGCGCCTTATCTCCAAGAGGACGCTAGGATAGCTGTATGGGCTCAAATGTATTCTGCAGCAGTGCAGAACCTGAATGACCAGTCAGAACGGGTTAAGAATTCAGGAACAGGCATCAGACTTAACATCAGAGGACTCGGATAATGTCATTCTCAAATTACTTAGAGACAGAACTGCTGGACCATGTATTTGCTAACAATGCATACACAGCCCCAGCAACTTTGTATCTTGCGCTTCATACAGCAACTCCTGATGAAGATGGTTCTGGCACTGAGGTATCTACTTCTGGCACTGCGTATGCCCGTCAGACAGTAGCATTCACAGTTTCAGGCAACACAGCGACAACTAGTGCAGCAGTTGAGTACCCAACTGCAACTGCTAACTTTGGAACGGTCACGCACGTTGGTATTTGGGATGCGTCTACATCTGGCAACCTGATTGCTTATGCTGCATTGACAAGCTCAAAGGCAATTGAAACAGGCGATGTGTTCCGAGTTCCTGCTGGCGATTTAGACATCACCCTGGACTAATCCATGCCAATCGTTCGGGGTGGATACGGTTTCGATTTCTTTGGAACCGGAGACTACGGAGTAGAGGGGACAACAAAGCTCGCCTCTT